CACCTGGCGCCTGGAATCTGGGCAGCCAAAGGCACCCATGGCGTTGACGTGCGCCCCGTGCTCATGTTCGTGCGCGATGGCCGCTACACCCCGCGCCTGAGCATGGCCGCCATCGCCAAAAAGGTCGATGCCGACAACTACCTGGCCAAGCGCCTGCGCTACCGCATACGCCAGGCTGCAGAAAGCCTTGGATCCTGAGCATGACAACCCCGACCCAGCTCACCATCCCCGACTTCGCCGCCCACATCGGCTGCAAGCGCAACTACGGATACCAGCTGCGCAACGAAGGCCGCCTGGTCATGGCGGCTGACGGAAAACACGTCCTGGTGGCAGAAAGCATCGAGCGCATCGCCGCCACCCGAGACCCCAGCAAAGCCGGTGTGGCCGCCCGCCATGCCGCCGCCCGGGGCGCTGCAGCCCAAACCGGCCACGCACAAAATACGGCGGTAGCCCCCGAAAACATTGCTCAGGTAGCTACAGAAACAGTAGCAAATACCGAAAACGGCCAGGAAGACGCACCCGGCGCCCTGTACGACTTCCAGTCCGCCAAAGCCAAGCGCGAACACTGGGCCGCCGAGCGCGAGCACGCCCAGTACCTCAAGGAGGCGGGTGAACTCATGGAGCGCGCCGCCGTGGTGGCCGCCTTCGCCGACGCTGGCGCCACGCTGCGCGCCGGGCTCGAATCCTGGCAGGTAACCCTGCCGCCCACGCTGGTCGGTCTGGACGAATCCGCCATCCGCACCACCCTGGCCGACCAGGTGGAGCGCCTGCTGCACGATCTTGTCGACAAACTGGGCCGCATGGCAGAGCAGGGCGCCCAGGCATGATGAACGCCGCTTCCTACGCCAACCCCCGCACCCACGGCTTTCGCGCCCTGGCCCGCGCCCTGGCCCCGCGCAAACCGCTCACCGTCAGCCAGTGGGCCGACGTGGAGCGCCGCACCAGCTCCAAAGGCAGCGCCATCGTCGGCCAGTGGGTGACAGACCGCAACCCACCCCTGCGCGAACCCATGGACTGCCTCAGCGCCCGCAGCGGCGTGCGCGACGTGGTCCTCATGTTCCCCATCCAGTTCGGCAAGACTGAGGTCGCCATCAACGCCCTGGGATACGCCATGGACCACGACCCGTGCCCCATCATGGTCTGCCTGCCGGGAGAAGTCAGCCAACAGAAGTGGGTGGCGCAAAAGCTCCAGCCCGCCATTGACGAGAGCCCGGCCATGAAACGCGCGCTGACCAGCGTCTCCAGCCGCGATGCCTCCAACACCCGCACCTTCAAAGACTTCGCCGGTGGCCAGCTCTACATCGAACACGCTGGATCCCCCAGCCGCCTCAAATCCACCACCGTGCGCAAGCTCCTGGTGGACGAGGTCGACGAATTCGCTGCCAACCTCACCGGCGGTGACGACCCCGTTGAAATGTTGGAAGGCCGCACCAGCGCATTCCCCAGCACCTACCAGCGCCTCTTCATCAGCACCCCGCAGATCAAAGGCATCAGCCGCATCGAGCAGCTGTACAACAAATCCGACCAGCGCCGCTACCACGTCCCGTGCCCCCACTGCGGCCACATGCAGCCACTCATATGGGCTGGCCTGCATTGGTCCGCCGATGGATCCCAGGTCTGGTACGTCTGCCAGGAGTGCGGCGCCCACATTGACGAGCACCACAAAACCGCCATGATCGCCGCTGGCCAGTGGGTGCCAGAAAACCCTGCATCCAAGGTACGTGGCTACCACATCAACTGCCTCTACTACCAGTTTGGCCTGGGCCCACGCTGGGCTGACCTGGTGGAGCGCTGGCGCGAAGTACAGGCCGATCCAGCTCGCCTCAAAACCTTTGTCAACGACCGCCTGGCCGAACCATGGGAAGACGCCGCCATGCGCGCCGTCAAACACAACGCCATCGCCGATCGGGCCGAACCCTACGCCCTGCGCACCGCACCCCATGGCGCCCTGGTCATCACCGCCGGTGTGGATACCCAAGACAACCGCCTGGCCGTCCAGATCGTCGCCTGGGGCCGTGGCCTGGCATTCTGGGTGCTGGACTATGTCGAGCTGCCCGGCGACCCGGCCGACGACACCGTGTGGGCCGCACTCACCCAGTTGCTCAACACCCCCATCCAGCACGCCAGCGGCGCCCTCATGTACGTCGAGGCCTACGCCAACGACGCCGGTGGCCACCGCACCGAGGCCGTCAAGAACTACGTGCGCCAGCGCCGCGTGCGCCGCCCCATGGCCATCTTCGGCGCCATCCCAAACAATGCCCCAGTGCTATCAAAAGGGAAGCTGCAAGACGTGAACTGGCGGGGGCAGTACGACAAAAAAGGCGTCATGACCTACCACGTTGGCACCGTGGGCATCAAGCACTGGCTCTACAGCCGCCTCAGTACCGATGCTGAAAAACAGCCAGACGCCCGCCAAACCCACTTCAGCGACGAACTACCGCCCGAATACTTCCAGGGCCTGGTGTCCGAAACCTACAACCCTGCCAAGAACCGCTTCGAAAAGCGCCGAGGCGCCCGCAATGAGGCCTTGGACACCTTCGTCTACGCCTACGCTGCCGCCCACCACCCTGAGGTGCGCCTGCACCGCCTCACCAAGGCCGACTGGGACCGCATTGAGTCCGCCCTGGCCGCCCGCGCTGCCAAAAACAGCCAGTTGCAAGTTGACAAAAACAGTGCGACAATCATGCCTGTCGCGGTGTCGGAAAACCACCAAACCACTCAGGCAGTTAACGAGCTGCCCCAGCCACCACAGACGCAACCCCCGCCCACGGCCAAGCCCGAGCGGGCAAGCAAACTCGCCACCCTGCCACGCCGGGGAGGCGGCTGGATCAAAAGGTGGTAACCCCATGGCCGACATCGTTGACGACTTCCTCACCCGCCTGGTGCAGCAGCAGGCAAATTTGCCGGAAAAAGCAAAGTCTCAACTTGCCCTAGTAGAGAACTCTCTGAAAGATCACTGGGGCGGAAAGAGAGTTCTCATTCCAGTTGATATGGTTGTCCTTGAAAGAGGTGTTCGCCAGGTGCATGGTGGAACTGAGCCGTATGTTGGAAAGCGAATGAGCCGATCTACGCGGGTTTCACTTGTAGCGCAAGGCCTGCGCCAGGCCCGCCCGCTGGGCGAAGTCTTTGCCACGGCCGGCGTCTCCCGGCGCTCCGGCTACCGCATCCTGGCTGGCAAGTAGGGCAGGGCGGCAGCGCCCGTGCCAATTTCCCCCTGACATTCCCGCGCATTGGGAACCACTATCAGCCCCCATGACCGCCACCACCGAGCCAGCCCGCATCACGGCGGGCGACACCATTGCCTGGACCAAGACCCTGTCCGCCTATCCGGCCAATGACGGCTGGTCGCTCACCTACACGCTCATCAACTCTGCCGGCCGCATCGTCATCAACGCAACGGCCTCTGGTGCTGATCACCAGGTCAATGTCGCAGCGGCTACCAGCGCGGCCTATGCCGCTGGCGTGTACCTTTGGCAGGCCCATGTGCAAAAATCGTCCGATCGCTTCACCATTGCCAGTGGCACCATCGTCGTCGCGCCCAACCTGGCTGCAGCGTCTACCTATGACACCCGCACCAGCGCCCGCAAGGCGCTCGATGCTGTCAATGCCGCCATGGAATCCTACGGATCCAAGGCCTACCTGCAGTCGTTCGAAATCGCGGGCCGCAAACAACAATTCCACTCGCCGGGCGATTTCCTTGCATTTCGCTCGCGCCTCATGGCCGAAGTAGCCCGAGAAGACAACGCCGCCCGCCTGGCCGCCGGTCTGGCGCCCAAAAACCAAATCCATGTTCGATTCGGCCGCCGATGAATACCGCACTCGCACCCACCACGCTATCCCACTGGTACGACGCGCGCCGCGTGTCCCAAAAGCGCAGCGTCGTGCTGTCCAAGTGGATCCAGCAACGCCCCGGCGGAATCGAGCGGGCAGGTCTGGTGCCCGTGCGCATGCTCCCGTCAGCTGCCCGGCGCAGCTACGCCGCCGCCCAGGTCAACCGGCTCACACAAGGCTGGTCCACCGTCAGCGGCAGTGCCAACACCGACATTCTTCGCAGCCTGGACGCCGTGCGCGCCCGCAGTCGCCAGCTGGCCCGCGATGACGAGTACGTCAAGAAGTGGCTCTCCATGGTCGCCACCAATGTGGTCGGCCCCAACGGATTCCGCTTCCAATCACGCGTCTACGACCAGCCCGGCAAGCCAGACACCCTGGCCAACACCGCCATCGAAAGCGCATGGGATCGGTTTTGCCAAATCGGCGTGTGCGACGTAACCGGCGCGCAGGGCATGTCCGGCCTGCAGCAGCTGGCCATTAAAGCCGCCGCGCGCGACG